TTCTCGCGCTCGCGCCGCTGCGGCACGCCCTTCGACAGGTAGTAGTGTTCCCGGTAGAGAAACGCGATCGCGTCGGCGTCCTGTTCCAGGCTGCCGGAATCGCGCAGGTCCGACATCACCGGCCGCTTATCGTCCCGGCTTTCCACCTGGCGGGAGAGCTGCGACAGCGCGATGACCGGCACGCCGAGTTCCACCGCCAGCCCCTTCAGGTCGGCGCTGATCCGCGTGAGTTCCATGTTGCGGTTCGCATCACCCCGCCCTTCGGTGCCCGAGGACAGCAGCTGCAGGTAATCGACCAGCACCAGGTCGAGACCCCCGCGCGCCTTCATCCGCCGCGCCCGCGTGCGGATGGACGCGACCGTGGGGCGCGACCGCGCATCCCACGCAATCGGCAGGTCCGCGATGGCGCGGTTCGCGTGGAAGAAGGCGTCGAATTCGTGCTGCGACAGAGTACGCCCGGCATTGCTGCCCGGGTCCAACATCCAGGCGCGCAGCACTGCCTGAAGGGGCAGCCCGGCCTGCGCGGCCACCATGCGCGCCTGCACCTGCCAGGCCGACATCTCGGCCGAGACGAACAGCACGCGCCCGCCCGCTCGCGCCGCATTGCAGGCGAGGCCCGCGGCCAGCGCCGTCTTGCCCATGGCGGGCCGCGCGCCGATCAGGATCAGCTCGCCGGGCAGGAAGCCGCCCTTCACGCGATCCAGCGCGCGGTAGCCGCTGGACAGGCCCACCAGCCCGCCGCGGGCTTCCCGCGCGCGTTCATGCGCCTGCGCCACCTGCGCGGCCACATCGGCGGCTGATGCCATGTCCCCGCCCGTCTTCCCGCGCGAGCATTCGGACAGCGCGAACAGCTGCGCCTCGGCTTCCTCGAGCACGGCGCCGGCATCCACATCCGCCGCGGCACCAAAGGCGCGGTTCACCACCACTTCGCCCAGGTCGATCAACTGGCGTCGCAGCCAGCAGTCACGCACCACCTGACCGTATTCGCCGGCATTGATGATGCCGACCATCGCGGTCAGCAGCTGCGCCAGGTAGCGCGCGCCGCCGACTTCATCCAGCAGCCCGGCGTGTTCGAACTCGGCGCGCAGGGTGACGACATCGGCCACCTGCCCGGCATCGCAGCGCCGCGCGATGGCTTCGAAGACGCGGGCATGGATGGCATCGGCGAAGTGTTCGGGGCGCAGGAAATCGCTGACGCGCTCATAAGCCTTGTTGTTGGCCAGCAGCGCACCCAGCAGCGCCTGTTCGGCCGCCAGGTTCGACGGCGGCTGGCGCTGCGACAAGCCGATCAGGGAGGCGCCGGGGGCGTCCGCGTTCATGCGCCCAGCCCGGAGGTGCAGAAGCCCAAGCCGGAGCGCCGCAGCGCACGAATTGCCCGGCCACCCCGCGCCAGCAGCACCACGCCATGCCCAGGCGACTTTCCGATGCTCCCGTCAGGTCGGATGAACTTCGTTTTACCGCGCGGGAACAGCATCATATCGCTTTGAACAGCGAGATCATGAAACCAGCCGGCGCTTGTGTAGGCGCGAACGATCGCGATGCCGAAGCCATGCTCGAGAAACCGGCGCAACCACGGCACATGACCATGCCTTCCGCCGAAGGGCGGGTTGACGAAGACAAAGCCAGTCCACTGATGCGCCAGCCCATCATCGCGCTTCGTGAACACGCGCGCAGCAGGCACCCAATGGTGCGGCCCCGGCGAGCATGGATCGAGGTCGAAGACTTCACCAAGCGCGGCGAAGATCTCTGGCGGCGTGTACCAGTCGTCCGACTTGCCGATGCTGGACTCATGCTCGGCCATCACCGCCGCGCCCCGACCACCAGCGCCGGCCATTGATCCACCTGCTTTTGCGCATGCTCCATGGCCTCAAAGGACGAGGAGCACGACACCGCGCTGCGGATCTTCGGTTCCGCATCATCGGGCAGCATGTCCACCGACCATTCCCAGGCGAGGTTCCGGTAGAAGACGCTGACGCGCCCCTGCCCTTCCTCGCCGCAGATGGCGGCATAGCTGCCATCCAGCTGCCTCTGCCACACCAGGCGCGTGGTCATGCGCGCCCCGCTGGTGCGCTGGCGGCGAAGCGCGCGGCCTCGGTCCCGCGGGCGGCGCCGCGCATCGCGCTCGTGATCATGGCCTCGGCCTGGTCGCGCTGGTCGGCCGGCACGGTCGCAAGCTCGACGCCGATCAGCGCCGCCAGCGCCATGGCCCGCTCGTGCGGGCCGGTTGCCACCGGGCTGGTCTGCAGCACGGCGGTGATCATCGCCTGCAGGCCCACCTGAACCGCCTGCGATGCCGGCGTGCCGGGCGTGTAGACGAAGGCAAAGGGCAGCGTGATATCGACGCAGCGCATCACCGCCCACCCCAGCCCACGGTGCGCCCCATGGTGCCCAGCGTGCGCTCGTGCGCCGGCACGTAGCACCGGGCGGCATGCTCGGCGCAGTAGGACCCCCGCGCGGTCGGGTCGCCGCAGAAGCGATGGTCCGGCCGGGCGCGATCACCCCACAGCGGGAAGCGGCACGTCTTCGCGAAAAGGACCGCCGGCGCGTGTGACGGCGCCGGCGGCAAGGTCAAGGTTGAGGAAGGCATAGCCTCGGACGCACCGCAGGGGAGACGGCGCGGTGCGCCACCCGGGGATCCCCCCGGGCCGGGATCGCCGGCCACCACGGCCGGGATGCTGTGGGCGGCGGGGCCAAACCCCCCGGAAAGACTCCCGCCGCCCTCGGCGCCGCGGGTGCGGAAACCCTCGGCCGCGCCGATGCTGTTCTGCTGTGCGCGGGCCACCACGGCAGCGCCGCGCGCCACCAGCGCGCGCACGCCGTCATTGCGCTGCCCCGGCGCCGGCGCGCGGATGCGCAGCTGCTGCAGGCGGTTGCGCACCGTGTCGAAGTTCCGATCCAGCCGGCGCGCGATGTCCTGAACCTGCCACCCGGCCGCGCGCAGCTGGCGCAGATCGGCTTCCTCGGCCGCGGTCCAGGGCCGCCCATCGGCGTTGATCGGCGAGGGCCGCGAGGGCAGCTTGAGCCGGTGCGCGCGGCCCACCACGGCATTCTTCGTCAGGCCCATGCGGCGGCCGATCTCGTTGGTGGACAGGCGCGGATCGTCCTGCGCCCACAGCGCGCGCAGCTGCGCGTCCAGATCCTGCGTCCATGCGTTCACGATGCTTCCCCCTTCTTCGCCAGCAGCGCGGCGGCGGCCTGCATGCAGGCGGCGTTCAGCGCCAGGATGCGGTCGGCCACGGCCTGGCGTTCGCCGTCGGACAGGGAATCGTCGCCCATGGCGGCGGCCCAGGTGGCGAAGACCTCGGCGCTGGTGCGCCCGATCTCGGCGATGGCCTGGGCTTCGCGCGTGCCGGGCAGCACCATCGGCACCAGCGCGAAGCCGGCCATGCGCGCCAGCACGGCAGTGACGGTGGGCTGGCCCGCGCAGCGTTCCAGGTCGGCCACCACATCGATGGGCAGCGTGCGGTCGGGCCGGTTCAGGCTGCAGGCGTCCGACAGCGCGGTGGGGTTGTACCGGCACACCAGCGCCGCGGCTTCCCCGCCACCGACGTCGCGCAGCAGCGCGCGGGAGGCGACCTTCAGCGCGGCGAACTCGGTGGGCGTGATCTCGCGGTTGTTCATTGCGCGCCTGCGAATGTGTTTCGCGTGCCAAGGCCGGCCGCGCGCGCGATGGTGCGGCGCGTCAGGATGCTGGCGGAACGGCCGCCGGGCATGGCATGCAGCGGGGGACAGGAGGATGGACGATGCAGAACACAGCAGGCTTCGGCCGCCTCATCGGCTGGATCAGCATCGTGATGGGCGCCGCCGCGCTGCTCATCGCGATGCTGGTCGACAGCCCCGAGGTGGCGCGCGCAGAGTTCGAGCGCTGCATGGCGCAAATCCGCATGGGCTTCCGCCAGGCAACCTGCCCGCCGCCCACGACAATGCTGACCCAACCGATACTGATCGGCGCGGGCGCCGGCGCGCTCGCTGCGGGCGCGTTCTTCCTGCTGCTGTCGGGCATCCTCGCGACTCTGGTGGAGATCCGCGACGATCAGCGGGCCCAGCACCGCTCGCCGGAATGGGGAGCCGGCCGCGCCAGCGCAGCGCTGCGCAGCGGCCGCCTGCCCCCCGATCACACTGCGAACGCCCCAGCACCCAAGCGCGCACTGCCAACACGCTTCGAAATGCAGCAGCGGTATGGCGAGCGGCTGGGCAACCTGGCTTGGGCGATGATGGACACAGCGCTGCGAGAGGGCGACCCCGTGTCGGAGGCCGACGCTGTACAGCGCGCGCGGTCGAAAATCCGGGCGGAGCAAGACTAGGCCGCCTTATCCGGCGAGTTGATCGCCGGGGCCGGGGCAGCGCCACCGTAGAGATCCGGGCGCAGCTCGTGCCGCGGAATCTCGGTGATGCGTTCGACGGCAATGACGCGCTCAGCGGGCACGCGGCGCCACGTGCTGACGGCGGCGCGCGTGATGCCGAGCTCCTCTGCGATCTTCGCCATCAAGCCGCGACGCTGTCGGATTATGGCCATGGGTTCCATGCGTCGTGCTTAGCGTAACTGAGCAGACCGCCGCAAGGAAAATGCTAAGTGCGGCTGTCCAGCCGTTTCGCCACGCTGAGCGCATGGCGAACAGCACTGAGCGGGCCGGTATCGGCGACGTGATCCGCACCGAGCGCAAGCGGCTCGGGCTGTCTCAGCGCGACCTAGCGAAGCGCCTGGGCAAATCGGCCGGCGCAATCGGCCAGTGGGAGAACGGCAGCACGCGCCCGACGCTGGCGAATTTCATCGAGGCGTGCAGCGTGTTCGGGATTTCAGTCCGCGGCTTCATTGGACCGGACTCGCCCTACCGTGGGGAGCTGGTGGAGGACCCCGACGAATTGGCGCTGATCGAGGCTTGGCGCATGCTCAACCCCGCTGCGCGACCTACAGTCCTGCAAATGCTCCGCGGCGCGCGGCCGGTAGTCATCGAGGGTGACGTAGCGAAGACGACGCGGAAAGGGCACAATCCGGCCTAATCCTTCTTCCATTCAGCGGGCTCCCAGCACATATCGCGAACGGACGATGCGCGGTCACGGGGCCGAGAGTCACGTCTTATTTCCTATTCTTGTGAGACACTACACCTAGGGGATTCTGGCATGGCAGGCACAAGTCGGCGTCACAATCTTCTACTGACGGTTGTTGTTGTCGCGGTCTCCGGATGCGCCAGCGCGCCCATTTCGCTTTCGCAGGCGCGACCCGGCGAGAGGCACGCCTACGCCGAGCGCGGCCCGAGCACGGCGATCGTGACGGTCATTCGCGACAGCGGCATTCAGAGCGCGGCCTGCCCGACAGAGATCAGCGTCGATGGGCGCCCGGCAGGAACCATCTGGCCGTCGCAGGCCGTGCAGCTGCACATCCCGGCCGGCGAGGTGATCCTGGGCGCGCGCACCACTTGCCTCGGCGGGCCAGTCGAGCGCGAGGCTCGCTTGGTGGCGGGGCAGCGGCTGTTCTTCCGCGTGGCCTATGACCACAACGGCAGCCTGCAATTCGGTCGCACCATCGAGCGATAGGACTGCTACACCTATCCTGAGAAATGCTTAGACTGTCTGAGCGATTTTGATTGCGTGCGCTTTTTGCTCAGTGCTACTAAGCGCCCCGTCACCCGACGGAGGCGCAGATGGCGAGCTACCCGACCGACAACCCGATGGATGGCCGCGGCGGCGAGGTCGCGGCCGGGCGCGCGGCGATGCCGGAGGAAACCCCGGACGCGAACCAGCGGGCCGCCCGGCTTCGCGCGATCGTCGCGACCGATCCGACCGCGGCACCTGAAATGCAGGCGGCGGCAATGCACGCCCTGATGCGCACCGCGCGGTTCGCGGATGCCATGCCGCAGATCCTTGCTGCATTGCGCAAGTGCGAGGCGCACTTCGCAATCCTTGTGGACTTCGACGCCACCGACGCCACGGCCGCCAGCAACCTGAAGCTGGTGCGCGCCGCCATCGCCGCCGCCAAGGGCCGCTGACATGGCCCTCGACTTCATCCCCCCGCCCACGATGGCGCAGCTGAACGCACGCATCGAAGACCTGCCCTACGGCATGGCCGGCGCCATCCGCGGCGCGCTGCAGCAGGGCGGCACCACCAGCGACCACCTGCTCTACATGGCTGACTGCATGGACGAAGGCCGGAAGGACATTCTGACCGTCTTCCCCCGCGGCTGTGCCGAGGCCGACCACTTCGCCGCCGCCGCGTCCATCCTGCGCGACGCGGCGCCGCTGTACCCGCACCCCGCCCGCAACCCTGCCGCGCCGATCGACGCGCTGGCGGCCGACCGGAGGGCGCGCGCATGACCTGGCGCACCATCCTGCCCTGGCTTCAGGACGTGTTTGCCGCGGTGTGCTGGCTGGCGGGCTTTGCCGGAGTCGCGCTGATCCTGGTGGGGCTGGGCGCATGATCCCCGGCAACCCCCGCACCGCCGGCGACCGCCCGCGCGTGTCCCTCGCGCGCCGCGTCACGCCCAAGCCGTCGCTCGGCCGCGGCATCACCATCGCCATCCTGCTGTCGCTCCTGCTGTGGGCGCCGCTGATCGTGGCCGCCATCCACGCCTACGCGAGGATCTTTGCATGACCCCCTTGCACCGCCGCGCCGAGACGCTGCTGACCGAGATGGCGCGCATCGATTGCATGATCGTGCAGGGCTACACGGGCGGCGCCCTCGCGACCCGCCAACGCGCCGCGCGGGAGGAACTGGAAGCCATCCTGCGCGAGTGCGGCGTGATCCCCTCCGGCCAGGTGCGCGCGCATTGGCTGGACCAGGACGTGCCGGCCGGCGTGGTGTCGCTGGACGCAGCGCGCGCCGCGCGGGCGGTGCGGCCGTGAACGGCATCGTCATCACCCAGGCGGCGCTGCACGCCGCGCTGCTTTCCGCCTGGGAGAGCGGCAGCACGGAATCTCTGTACTCGCTTGCGAGACTATTTGATCCGAAGCACGGGGCGGGCGGCCCCGCGGTATGGCCGACGACGCCGGAAGGTGCGCGACCGGCCGAGCCCTGCAATGCCGAAGCGGGGACGCCCGCACCGCCCACCATCGAACTGCCCGCTGGAACGGGGGAGGCCGCGCACGCGGCCAGTGACACACCAGCAGGCACCGGCGCGCCCACCCGCGCCGATAGCCCCTCTGCCGACCCGACGGCGGAGGGGCGACGCGACCGCCGCCTTCGCGCCACCCCGGAAGACGACGCCTTGCTCCGCGAGCTGTGGCCGCAGGCAATCCCGTTCCGCGAGATGATGCGCCAATTCAACGCGCGCGCCAGCCGCCCCGTGAAGTCCGACGTGCGCCTGCGCGAACGCGCCATCCGTCTCGGCATGCCCACGCAGCGCCACCTGGCCATGGTGGCCGCCGGCAACGCCCCGGCCGGCCGCGGCATGGTCAAGGGCGTGTGGACGAAGGAACGCGACGAACTGCTGACCGCGCGCTACCCGCGCGAAGGCGTCCGCCTGGAAGCGCTCGAGGCGCTGAACGCGCTGCCCGGCCCGCCGATCGAAAGCCCGAACGCCCTGAAGGCCCGCGCGCACCGCTTGAACCTGCGCCTGGACGAACAGGGGATGCAGCGCATCGGCGCCGAGCTGGCGGCCAAGGCGCGCGCCGGCCTTGCCGCGAAGCGCGCGGAACGCCGCGCCGCGATCGCTGCCATGCGGGCCGAGCGCGAACCGGCCGCCGAACGCGGTCCGCCCGAGGCGCCCGCCGCCGAGGAACGCAAGGAAGCCCCGCCGGCACCCGCACCACCACCACTGCCGCCGCCACCACCACCAGCCGTCGCCGCCGACCCCACGCCCGCGGAATCGGCCGCCATCGCCGACCAGGCGCTGCTGTCGAAGCACGATCGCTGCCGGCAGAAGCTGCGGGTGCTGCTGAAGGAAAAGCCGAAGGACACCACTATGGCGTGCGCCGGAATCGCGGCCGGCATGGGCCTGCCGCTGCGCGAGGTCATGCGGTTGCTGGGTGAAGTCCGGGCGGAGGGTGCGGCATGATCGCCCTGCACGAGATCATCGTGGACCTGTTCGCCGGCGGCGGCGGGGCCAGCACGGGCATCTTCCTCGCGACCGGCCGGCACCCCGACATCGCCGTGAACCACGACGCCGACGCGATCGCGGTGCACACCGCGAACCACCCGACCACGCGGCACGAACAGGCCAGCGTGTGGAAGGTGGAACCACGCGCGGCCTGCGCCGGCCGTCCCGTGGGGCTGCTGTGGGCATCGCCCGATTGCCGGCACTTCTCCCGCGCATCGGGCGGCCGGCCGCGCTGGAAGTCCGTGCGCAGCCTGCCCGGCGTGGTGGTCACCTGGGCCACTCGGGTGCGCCCGCGCATCATCGTTGTTGAGAACGTGGCCGAGTTCCAGACCTGGGGGCCACTGCTCGAGGACGGCACGCCCTGCCCGCAGCGCATCGGCCGCAGCTTCCGCGCATGGTGCGGTCGGCTGCGCGGCCTCGGCTACCAGGTGGCATGGCAGGAGATCGTGGCGGCGGACTACGGCGCGCCGACCATCCGCAAGCGCCTTTTCGTGGTGGCGCGCTGCGATGGCGAACCCATCCGCTGGCCCGCGCCGACGCACAGCCGCCGCCCCTCGATGTTCGAAGCGCCGTGGCGCAGCGCAGCCGAGTGCATCCGATGGAACGTGCCGGCGCCGTCCATCTTCGACCGAGCGCGCCCGCTGGCCGAGGCGACGTGCCGGCGCATCGCCGCCGGGCTGCGGCGCTTCGTGCTCGAAGCGCCCGACCCGTTCATCATCACCATCGACCACCAGTCGAACCCGAACGGTGTGGCGGGCGGGGATGCGCCGCTGTCGGCCATCACCGCGAAGGCGCGGCACTGCGTGGTGGCGCCCGTGGTGACCAAGTTTCAGCAGAACAGCAGCGGACAGGATGCGCGCGAGCCAATGCATACCGTCATGGCGGGCGCCGCGCGGTTCGGAATGGTGGCGCCCACGCTGATCCAGGTCGGATGGGGTGAACGCGACGGCCAGGCGCCGCGCGCGCCGGGCCTGGATAAGCCGCTGGGCACGGTGGTCGCCGGCGGCGCAAAGCATGCGGTGATCGCGGCGTTCCTCGCGCAGCACAACGGCGGCGTCATCGGCCGCGCCGCCGCTGATCCTGTATCGACCATCCTGACCCAGGGCACGCAGACGCAGCTCGTGACCGCCGAGCTTTCGCCACATGACGCCGCCGGCGCCGA